CAGCAAATCATTCCTTATCAAGGATTGCTTTCTCCTAAAGAGGAAGAATAATGAAACTTACTACGATTAAAACAGAACTAACAGAGTTTGACGAACAAGTTAGAATTATTCGTAGTAATCTAGGTAATAAGCGTATGTTAGCCATTTTGATTGATGAAGACGGCAATGTAGAAGTCGTAGTACCAGGCGAATACCCAATCATCAATCTCTTTGGCGCATTAGAACTAGCTAAGTATGCAATAGGGGATTAAAGTGGACCAAAGTTTTCTTAACTACATTTTTGGCGGTGTCATTGCGTTACTAGGCTGGTTTGGTAGAACGCTATGGGATGCAGTACAAAAACTCAAAGATGATTTAAAAGATATAGAAGTAGATTTACCAAGTACTTACGTTAAAAAAACAGAGCTTGACAACCGCTTGCAAAAGATTGAAACTATGCTAGATAAAATCTTTGACAAGTTGGAGTCGAAAGTTGATAAACAAGACTAGAACGCATTTCGTATTACCTGATGTACAAGCTAAAGATGGTAATGACTTTACTTTCTTAACCTGTATAGGTAAGTATATTGTAGACAAAAAGCCAGATGTAATCGTATGTTTAGGGGATTTCGCTGATATGGAATCCCTTTCTTCTTATGACGTAGGCAAAAAGTCATTTGAAGGTCGTAGCTACAATAAAGACATTTGGGCTGCTAGAGATGCTATGGATGCGCTTCTAGTGCCATTGTATCAATATAATGAACGTGCTAGACGTAATAAAGAACGTATGTATCGCCCTCGTATGGTAATGTTATTAGGAAACCACGAGGATAGGATTAACAGGGCTATCAACAACGATAGGAAGTTAGATGGACTTATCTCTACTGAAAACCTGCCTTATCAAGATTGGGAAGTTATACCGTTCCTTGAAGTCATCACCATCGATGGTATTGCTTATTCTCATTACTTTACAAGTGGTACTATGGGTCGCCCTATTACTACCGCACAAGCCTTATTAACTAAGAAACACATGAGTTGTATTGCAGGGCATCAGCAAGGTCGTCAGATTGCTTATGGTATGAGAGCTGATGGCACAGAGATGACAGGATTAATTGTAGGGAGCTGTTACGAGCATGAAGAAGATTATCTTGGACCACAAGGAAATAATCATTTTAGGGGTTGTTACATGCTTTATGATGTACATGACGGACGCTTTGACGAACTACCTCTTACACTAAAGTACCTGAAACAGAAGTACGCATAGCCCTACGGGGCTTTTTTTATGGACAGAACAATGATAAGAATAAAAGTATGTGAGTGCTGTGGCGAGCCTTATGAAATAGATGACGTTGATGAAGACTTAGGCGTCTGTGAAGAGTGTGAGCCATTTGATGAAGATATGATTGGTATTGTTGACATAGAGGAATACGATGCGAGGGATTAAATTTATAGTAGTTCTAGTTATTCTTAACGTTATCATATGGTCATGGGCTTTAAACGCTAGTGCTGCTGATACAACAATCAACTATAGAGGTCAACCAGTACCAAGTGCTATTGCACCTTCTATGTCTGCTTTTTCTCAAGATGTATGCGCTGTACCTGTAAGTGGTGCTGCTAATACTGGAGTAATTTCAATCTCTGCTGGTACTGTTTTGCTAGACCAAAACTGCGTTAAGTTGAAATGGTCTAAATTCCTACACGATTCAGGTTTAAAAGTAGCAGCCGTATCTTTAGCTTGTTCTGCTGATAAATCTATTTGGTCTGCGATGGAAATGAGCGGTAGCCCCTGTCCTATTGGTGGTGCAGTAGGTGATGCAGCACGACAAGCATGGTATCAACTTCACCCTGACTGGTTCGAGGACTTATATGGCAAGACTTTCGTTCTTCCTCTTTCTATTGCTAATAACAAGGAGTAGTTATGCTTGGTACTGTTCTTACACGCCTACGTCTCAAGGTTACATCTCTAATCTCTACTGTGAAGGCATTGACCCTACATTGGCTGTCCAAAATTACTGGTGTCCTTATCGCAATGAAGACCCGATTTGCAGACAGTTTGACCAACCTACAACTCCGCCTTGTACCGATACAGTTGAAGTACAAAGCATTGCATGTCAGCCTAACTATTCTGGTGTCATCAATCAAAGCCGCAGTTACTATTGTGAAGCCAATACTTACACAGATTGGATTACTACTTCAAACAATTGCACACCAAACCCTCCAACTTGTGAAACAAGTGTGGAATCTAGGCAGGTCGCTTGTCAAGAAGGATACGAAGGACAAATAACTGAAACAAGGAGTAGTTCATGCCCAGACCCGTACGGTCAACCTATTTTTGGAGCATGGGTCGAAACAAACAAAAGTTGCGTTCAGACAGTAACGAACGTACTGAACCCAATCAGTCCGATAAGTCCGATTGCTCCTGTAAGTCCTATGATGGAAGTTCCACAGCCTGTAATTGTCGAAACACCGACAGAATTCCAACAGACTGCTACTGAAACACCTAAAACAACACAAGAAAAAACATCAAATACGTCTAAAACGAACGTAGAAGCCCCACAATCGATTAATAACAGTCAGCCTATATCATCACCTAAGCAAGGTGAAAATAATGCGTCTGTGAGCGTTCCTAAAGGTCGAGATTTAGTTCCTGGCTTTGGAATTGTGATGTCGATGGAAATTTTGAACGCACCAATCGTTTTTCAGCAACAACAACTAGAAACAGCTTTAGATTATTCACAGGAGATACCTAATGGAATTAGAGGAAATCAAGAATTCCTTCTCGAAATTATCAGCAACGGGAATAGCAATTATATTTTCGATATTGGCAGCAAGCGGTGGTCTGATTTATACCGCAATTACGAAGTACAACCAGATTACTGAGTTAGCAGATAACTATGCGCCTTATAACGATGATGATGTAAAGGCAGAGATTAATCGTTTAAAGCTAGAGCTTGAAGGGACAAAGGCTTCTCTTAATTCAGTTAAAGATGGCATGGTAGCTACAAGCAATCAATTAGTCGCTGTATCTGAAAAGGCATCTACAGCTAAAGGTGAAGCGATGGAAGCTAAAGCTGAAGCTAAAGGTACTCAACGAGAAGTAGGCGCTGCGTTATCTAGCGTTCGTGAAGAAATTAAAAGCAGTCGTGAAGAGTTAAAAGCTACTAAAGAAGGTTTAGAAGCTCGCATGAAGGCTTTGCAGAAAGCAACAACAAATCCTTTGGGTAATTAAAGAATATGTCGAAAAACTTAAATTAAATCGACGCTTATTAAAGATAAGTCTAAAAAATAGGAAAATTTAAACATGTTATCTATTCTTTCAGGTATATTAGGTATTGCATCATCAGGATTGCCATCAATCTTGCAGTTCTTCCAACAAAAGGGAGACCAAAAGCATGAGCTAACAATGGCTAAGTTACAGAATGAACGTGAACTTGCTATGGCGCAGGCTGGCTTTCAATCTCAAGAAAAGATTGCTGCAATTGAATATGAGTCAACACTAGCTGAAACATACACTCAAGAACGTGAAGCGTTATATGCACATGACATGAAAATCATGGACAAAGCATCTCAAGCTACTGTAGATTTAAATGCTCGTGTACGTCCTTATATCGCATTTACTTTTGTTGGCTTATTAGTAGCTGTAGACATCATTGGTTTAGCTTGGGCTATTTATACTGGTGTAGACTTTACTGTAGCGATGAACAACTGCTTTAGTGATGATGAGATGGCGATTGTTTCATCTATCATTGGTTTCTACTTTGGTTCTCGTCAATGGGAAAAGCATCGTGAAGGCAAGTAAAAAACTTTTAGATATGCTGAAGCACCATGAAGGTGTAAGATATAAACCTTATCAATGTCCTGCTAAACTATGGACTATTGGTGTGGGTCATGTAATGTACCCTGAACAGGCTAAGATACCATCTACACCTGAAGGTATGGCATTACGTAAAGCATATCCGTTAAAGCCTGAAGATAACCGAACATGGAGCAAAGAAGAAGTTGACTCAATACTGGCTAAAGATGTCGAAAGATTTGAGCGTGGGGTTGCCCGATTTGTACCTGTCAAACTTACACAAAGTGAGTTTGATTGCTTGGTCAGTTTTAGCTTTAATCTTGGTCTTGGTACACTTCAAAGGTCAACCATCCGTCAGGCGCTTTTGCGTGGGGATAAAGTTACGGCTATGCAAAGTCTTAGGAAATACAACAAAGCAGGTGGAAAAGTCTTAAAAGGACTAGACAATCGTAGAAAAGATGAAGAGGCACTTTTTTGGTCTAAATAACGTGTGTTTATAGCGATTATTTTTTAAGTTTAATGGTGCAGTAACAAAAACATATTAAAATGCGTTTTAGCATAGCTAGAGTGCGTTTAAAGTACATTTAGGGGTAAATATGGCTGAAGG